CAAAGGTGGTTATGATGTCGATAGTGAAATTGTACAAGAATTTACTATGGAAACTAAATGAGTTTGTATCCTGATGAAAAAGTATCTTTCAAAAAAACTATTAGAATTTTAGTTTATCCAAACATCACATTTGGAAAAGATTTAGAAAAAGATAGTTATATACAAGTTATTAAAAAGCAAATATCTCTATTAAATTCTATTAGGGATGATTTGTGGTTTTATTTAATCTTGCCTAAAGAAGTACCTTCATTAGCATTTGATAATGTTACACAATTTTATGTAGATATACCTACATACCCACCTACAATGAGAGTACACTTTGATACTGAATTAATTAAGAAAATGGTATCAAACGACTTGGACTTTGATTTGGTAATGTCGCATTTACCTGAACATACAGTTAATTTAAAAAATGTATTGTATAATACAACACAGCACATACCATTGTTTTTTGGATATTGTCATTGGTTTGATTTAAAAAATGTTGTAACTTGGTCAGCAAACGCATTTAGAAATAATCTTGTAGGTATTTTAGAAATGAATCGTTGTTATTTGAATACTGAACATCAAAAATCATTAGTTTTAGAAGAAGCAAAAGAAATACTTAATGATAAAACTATTGATAAATTAGAAAAAATTTTAAAAGTTCAACACTTAGGTGTAGATAAAAAAGACATTATTGATAACATAAATTTAAATCCAGAAAAAATAATTGTATTTAATCATAGACCAGATACGTACAAACACTATAAAGAATTTTTAAAAGTAACTGATAAACTTTATGAACAAAGAAAAGATTTTAAAGTTTGGGTTCCTCTTGCTAGTAAACCTGATAGAGATTATATCATTGTTGATAAAGGTAACAAAGAATTTTATTATAACTTTTTAAAAAAATGTTGTATAGGTTATTCTCCTAAACAAACTTATGGTGGTTGGTCTGTAGCAACCACAGACGGTATGATGAATGGTGTTCCTTACATAATGTATAACGAAAGTTATTATAAAGAATTATTTGATGGTGGATATTTTATAGACAATGATAATGAATTATTAGAACAATTAAATTATTTTTTAGATGACACAAAAGCAAGAAATGAATATGCTTTGAATAGTTTAATGCACATTAAAAATAATTTAATATTTAAAAATGAAGTACAATCAATGAGTGATTACATTGATACATTAGTTAAAAGTACAAAAGAAGTAGGTGAAAGTGAAGCACTAAAAAAAATTATTAATTGGATTAAAAAAGAAAAAGAAATGACCAAAAAAGAAATTATAACTAGTTTGGGTTGGGGTGTAGGCATAAAATGGACACCTTATCGTAGAGCACTATTGACAAACCCTAACATTTATGATAGTATGACAAAATATCCAACATATAATTGGATTGAATAAAATGAGGAGTATATTATATTATGGCAGACTTTTTATGGGTGGAACAATACCGTCCTAAAACAATTGAAGAATGTATCTTACCTGAAGATACAAAAAAGACATTTTTAGAATTTTTAAAGAAAAAAGAAATTCCTAATATGTTATTATCAGGAGGTCCTGGTACAGGTAAAACTACTGTTGCACGTGCCTTGTGTGAACAATTAAGTGTTGATTATATCATTATCAATGGATCAGATGAAGGTAGACACATTGATACGTTAAGAAACAAAATCAAAAACTTTGCGAGTACAGTATCTCTTACTGAAGAAGCAAATCATAAAGTTATTATCATAGATGAAGCGGACTATATGAATGCTGAATCTGTACAACCAGCTTTACGTAACTTTATAGAAACTTTCCACAAAAATTGTAGATTTATAATGACTTGTAATTATCCTTACAAGTTTATAGAACCATTACGAAGTAGATTAACGCATATTGAGTTTAAGTTAAATGGACATAAAAAAGAAATGTATTCTGCTTTTGCATTAAGATTAGATAAGATATTAAAATCTGAAAAAGTACAATTTGATAAACAAGTTTTAGAACAGTTGATTGAAAAATATAAATCAGACTTCAGAAAGACCATTAATGAACTACAAAGATATTCAGTAAATGGTAAGATAGATAGTGGTATCTTTTACAATCAAAAAGAATCAGATTTAAAAGCACTTTACAAGTCATTAAAGGGTAAAGAGTTTGATAATATGCGAAAATGGGTTGTAAACAATTCAAGTGTACAACCAGCAGACTTGTTCAAGTCTATCTACGAATCATTAAAAGAGTATCTACAACCAACATCAATACCACAAGCAATACTTTTATTAGCAGGCTATCAATATAAATCGGCATTTGTTGCTGACCAAGAGATAAATATGGTCGCTTGTCTAACAGAAATAATGGCGACTTGCAAATTTAAGTAAGAGGATAGAATGGCTAAAAGAACATTTTTTAGAAAAATGATTGTCAGATTGCGTATGTGGTATGCTGATATACGAGGTCATCACGGTAAACGTTGGGATTACGAACCTGGTGAATGGTATATGGGCAGACATAACAAACACAATGATGACATTAGATAATATATACATACCTACATTTAAAAGACACGATAAACAAATATTTTTTGAAAGTCTACCTAATTTCTTAAAAGAAAAAGTAATCTTTGTTGTACAAAAACAAGAAAAACATTTGTTTGAAGGTAAAAATTTATTAGTTGTAGATGATAATATAGGTATTGCTAAAACTAAAGAGATCATTTATCGTACAGCAGGCAATCAAAGATACCTTGTAGTTGATGATGATATTACTTTAATGAGAAGAAACGCAAAGTATTTTGGTAAAGAATCAAATATGCAAGTTGCTAAAAGACCTATGATTGATTCAGATTGGGAAGAATTATTTACCAGATTGGATATGTGTCATAATGAAAACAGAATATTATGTGGATTTAAAGCAGGTGGTATTATGCCTAGATCACAACCAATATTTTATAATGGAGGTATTTTTGCAATTTTTTCAATAGACGGAAAACAATTATCTAAAGTAATAGATGATATAGATTTTAATTATGTACCTATACAAGAAGACGTAAATTTTAACTTACATTTATTATCAAATGGTTATTCAAATGCAATAATGGAAGAATTTTGTTATATGCAAAAATTTAATTCAGCTGGTGGGTGTTCTACTTTTAGAACAGTACAAATGCAAGATGAAACATCAAAGAAATTAAATTTAAAATATCCTAAACATTTTGTTATAAATTATAATAGAACTGTTAGTAAAAGTATGATAGGTTCTTTTGGAACTAAAGTTTTATACAGCAAAGCATATAAAGACTATATAAAAGGCAAGTCTTTAGGAAAATTAGATCAATGACATACGAATTAAAAGAATATTTAAAATCAATCAATGAGTCTAAACAAGACTTGATGAACACCAATGATGAAGCGTGGGCAAAGAAATATCCTGCGTATATCGTTAACCGTTGTTTATCTATGTTTTGGGATACATTACCTCAAGCAAACGAGATGAATGGTTATCACTTTTTAGACAATAAAGTACAGTTTCAATTTTTAATAAATAGTGTAAGAAAGAAAAAACGATTTGGCGGCAGATGGTTAAAGCAGTCCAAGTTGAAAGATTTAGAGTATGTGAAAGAGTATTTTGGATATGGTAATGAAAAAGCTAGAGAGGCTCTCAACATACTAACAGAAAAACAAATTGAAGATATAAAAGAAACCTTAAATAAAGGTGGGAGAAAAAAATGAGTGAAGAAATACAATGGTCGCCTGCAAGTATGTTAGAAGTCACAATTAAACAACCAGACGATTTCCTAAAGGTTAGAGAAACTTTGACACGAATAGGTGTTGCAAGTCGTAAAGACAAAACACTATTTCAATCGTGTCACATATTACATAAACAAGGTAAATACTATATCGTACATTTTAAAGAACTTTTTGCTTTAGACGGCAAGAAGGCAACTTTAATAGAAAATGATATACAAAGAAGAAACACAATCGCTATTTTATTACAAGACTGGAACCTAATTGATATAGTTAAAAAAGAAGACGCAGAAAACAAAGCGCCTTTAAGTCAGATTAAAGTTTTACCATTTAAAGAAAAAAAAGAATGGAACTTATCTGCTAAATATAACATAGGAAAAAAAGTAGTAAACGAAGATAGCGAAAATGCAAATACCGAAGTTTAAAGAATTTTTTGTAGAACAAGATATAGAACGTAAAGATAAATCTATTACGGTCGCTATCATTACAAAATCTAGTCCTAAAATAAGAGCACAAAAAGCAGGTCAACCCAATAAAAAAGAACTTACAGTTACTTTAATAGAAAAGGCGTGTAAGAAAAAAGGTTTTGATTGTATTATTATTAATACAAAATATGCTATCATTACAGGTAAAGACGAAGAAAAAAATACATTAACAGTTTATAATTATGATGGTAAAGATAGTGAACATACTTTTATAGGTAAAGATACAGTTTGTATTACAAGAGCAGGTGCTGCTGAAGATGAGGCAGGTCTTTCTTTAATATCAGCATTTCAAAACTCATCATCATTTATGGTCAACACAAGATCAGCAATGTTGACTTGTTCAAACAAATTAACATCAGCATTATTATTTGAGAAGTTTAATATACCTACACCAAGAACTGCCTTTATTACTAACGAAAAAAATATAGATGACGCAGTAAAATTAATAGGTAATAAGTTTCCTGTTATTATTAAAACACTTACAGGTACACAAGGTATTGGTGTAATTAAATCTGAAAGTTATGAATCATTAGTATCTACAATACAGGCATTATGGAAGCACGACGCTGAATTATTAATCCAAGAATATATGCCAACAAAATTTGACGTAAGAACTTTTGTCGTAGATAATAAAATATTTGCAAGTACAAAAAGAACTCATAGTGGTTATGACTTTAGATCAAATACACATAGAGGTGCTGAGGCAGCACCATATAAATTAAGTGATGAAGAAAGAGAACTTGTATTAAGAGCAAGTAGAGCTTCAAAAGCATATATGGTTGGAGTAGATCATATAGTATTCAATAATAAACCTTATGTATTAGAAGTTAACGGAAGTCCAGGTTCAGGTGCTGATTATGAAGGTTATCAGTACAAAGACTATTATTCTGATCCAGAACCAACAGGTAGAATTAACGGTGAAACTTTAATGTCCAACTTTGTGGATTGGGTTTCAAAAAGAAGTCACTGGGACAGACAAGCAATTAATGAATGTGGTTGGTTAGAAACAGTTGATTTAAATGATATAGGATATGTAAGAGCAAAATTTGATACAGGAAATGGATCACAGGCTTGTGCTTTACACGCTGATGAAATCTTAGAAGATGGCAAAGTAGTTAAATGGAAATATGATGGAAAAATTTATTCTAAACCAAGACACGGTACAAGTAAAGTTTATAGAGCAAATGCTGATGGTGAAGAACCATCAGAAATAAGACCTACAGTTTTAATGAATTTAACTTTTAATGGATTTACATATAAAGATATTGAGTTTGGTTTAGATCAAAGACCGAGATCAGGTTCAGACATATTGGTTAATAGAGAGTTAATGCGACAGATGAATGTTGCTGTTAATCCTAATAGAACGTTTGTGTTAAGTAAACGATTAAGACCAATAGAAAAAAAAGGCAAAGAAGATAAAGTCGGTTTTGAGAAGAAATAACATTGACATTTAAGTCAATGTGTGATATATTAATATAATAAGGAGAAATATTATGTCAGACGTGAAAATAATGAGACTCTCAACAGGAGAGGATATAATCGCAAAGATTATAGATAAGTCAGTAGAAACAACTAAACTAAAACAACCATTTGTAATTATACCACATCAACAAGGACCAGGTAAACCTGTACAATTGATGATGACTTTGTATAGTCCATATGCCGATAGTGAAGAAATTGAAATCAAAACAGCAAATATAGTTTCTACAGTAGATCCAAAAAGAGAAATACTTGCTTCGTATCAGCAAAACACAAGTAGAATAATAACACCAAAAGCAGATTTAATTACAGAAACATCTATACCTACTTTGAAAAAGTGATAACAGTAAACTTTATACGGACAAATAACGACAAAGTCCAAGTTAAAGTACCTGAAGGTTGGACTGTAATGGAGGCTGCCAAAGAGGCAAACCTTGAGGAGATACCAGCAACTTGTATGGGTTGTTGTGCGTGTGCAACTTGTCACGTGTATGTAAACAATGCCTGGATTGACAAATTAGGTGAAATAGATTATAATACACCTGAACAAGAATTATTAGAATATGAAAATGGATATAAGAAAGGTATTAGTAGATTGGGTTGTCAGATAATGTTAACTAAAGAACTTGACAATATAACCTTTCATTTAAGAGATGACGAACTTTTATAAAAGTGTAATTGAACATCACGGTAAACTTCTTGTAAGAGGTGTACACGAGGGTAAAGAATATAAAGAGAAGATTGATTATAGTCCTACTCTTTATGCAATCTCACAAGAAGATACAGAATTTAAAACACTTACTGGTCAATGTTTAAAACCAATTAAGTTTGGTAGTATTAAAAAGGCAAGAGATTTTAAAAGAAGTTATAATACTGAAAATGCACCTATCTTTGGTATGGATCGTTATCAGTATCAATATATTGCAGACGAGTTTCCAAAAGAAATACAATTTTCTAAAAAACACATTAAAATATTTACACTTGATATAGAGTGTGGTGCAGAAAATGGTTTTCCAGATGTACAAAATCCTATTGAAGAACTATTAGCAATCACAGTTAAAAATCAATCTAACAAACAAATTATTACGTGGGGTACAGGCGAGTTTAAAACAGATAGAACAGATGTAACTTATATAAGATGTAAGTCCGAGAAGGCATTGATTATGGAGTTTATGAAGTTTTGGATGAAGAACTATCCAGATGTAATCACAGGTTGGAATACAAAGTTTTTTGACTTGCCTTATTTGTGTAATAGAATTAAATATCTAACAGATGAAAAAGTTGTAAGAAGATTATCGCCTTGGAATTTAGTAGGTACGGAAGAGATTGTTGTAAGAGGACAATCTCAATTGCATTATGATTTATATGGTATTGCAATGTTAGATTACCTTGATCTATATAAAAAGTTTATTCCTGTTAGACAAGAAAGTTATAAGTTAGATCATATTGGTAAAGTAGAACTAGGATTACCTAAAGACGAAAACCCTTACGATACATTTAGAGAATGGTATACAAAAGATTATCAATCATTTATTGATTACAATATTAAAGATGTTGAGATTGTTGATCAGTTAGAAGATAAATTAAAACTGATTGAACTTATCTTAACAATGGCGTATGAGGCAAAAGTTAATTACCAAGATGTATTTTCACAAGTTAGATTTTGGGATACATTAATCTATAACTTCTTACGTAAAGATAACATAGTCATACCACCAAAAGAAGATAACTTAAAAGATGAGAAGTATCCTGGTGCGTATGTAAAAGATCCTCTAGTAGGTATGCACAAATGGATTGTTTCGTTTGACATCAATTCACTATACCCACATTTGATTATGCAATATAATATTTCTCCCGAAAAGATTATAGGTATGAAACCAAATGGTATTACGGTGAACAAGATGTTAAATCAGGCAACGCCTCTAACATATCTTAAAACGGAAGGTGCAACTATAACACCAAACGGTGCATTATTCAAAACTGATAGTGAAGGTTTTTTACCTAAACTATTAGGTAAAATGTATAATGATCGTGTAACGTATAAGAAAAAAATGTTAGAGGCGAAAAAAACTTATAATGAAACAAAAGACCCTAGTCTATTAAATGAGATTGCTCGTTGTCACAATATTCAATG